ATGTTTTACAAACTTTTTCATCTTTTATATATGATATATTCCAAAAAATTTTCTTGTTTAATGATAATTCGCATATTACCGAGTTCTTGATAATACCTGAAATTTCGGATCCATCCCAATTAATTTTAAAATTATATGTTCTATTTCCAGTTTATTATTTTAAAATATTGGAATTTTTAATTTTCAGCATTTTAAAATAAAACATGAATAGTGTTATATCACCATTCTTCCAACATCAATTAGTTGTGAAAATGTACCATTTTCAAACTAAAAAATACGGAGCACACAAAGCTTCAGACAAATATCTTGTTAAATATAGTGCAAATTTCGATAGATTTATGGAAGTATTTCAAGGAGAAACTGGGAGACTACAGGATAATCAGATCATATTAGAATTTGCTGTTGCTACGGACGAGACTATTGATATGCATTTGAAATCGATGATCGACCATCTTAATAGTTTTAACAAATTATCATATGAATTGGCAGCTATTCGAGATGAGATGTTAGCCGATTTACAACAATTTAGATATTTACTGACTTTTAAATAAATTATATGTAACAACATATAATTTATCGAAAGATTTTGGTTTATCATAATAATATACTTTTATAGATACTTTGAAGATACATCGATACCATTTTTATAATAGCCGAACAGAGATTTAGTCTTAACCAAATTTTTCTTGCCCCCATTACCCAACCATTCTGTCATAAGTTTCATGCATTCTTCTATATCATATTCATCGGTCTGCGTATTATTTTTTTTCGGGGATTCACTGTAATCCGATATCAGATCTGTTTGACCTGATACATGAATACAGACACACAACATCAGTACCGATGGATGGTATTTCTGTAATTCAATATTAAATGTAACATAAGATAATAGAAATTCCACTTCCTTTTTCTGAGTCTTTGATAAATTCATTCTCTTAGCATATGTTGTTAAAAAATCCGTAGTAATCGGAAAATACATATCCAGTTCCAAAATTTTTAGAATTTTCTTTTCCATACACAAAACTTCTTCATGTGTGTAGCTGTTGTCTGACATATAAATTAAACCATCTACGAGTGGCGGAGAGATTTCTTCCAGTTTGGCGGCTAACAATAAGCAAGTCATTCCTATTAATTGGTAATTTTTCGTGACTATATCTTTCACCAATGTCATATATCGGTCGAGAATAACTTGTGCTCTTATATAACTACTAACTAGAAGATGAAATTCCGTAAAGAGTTCAAACAACCAATTAATTAATATTTCTCGCATTTTTGGAGTTATATATAGTTGATTTCCTATATCGATTGGTTTAATCTTCCATTTTATCATCGTGTTGAGACGGTTGATAGAACTGTCTTCTAGTTCTATGTTATCATAAGATTTAACAATGTATTTAGGTAGTATGTTAAATACTGGATGTTGGAGTGACTGGACACAAGAGAATCTTGTTAAGGGATTCATTCTTAACATGCCTGAAACCAAATTAGATAATTCTGAATTTTGGTTATTGAATTTCTCGTCCCATTTGTTGTCAAATTCAGGAAAAACAAACTTATTACCTAAATTATATACTCCGGGCCAACTATCTTCTATGGGTGTACCCAATAATAGAAAAATCTTATACAATTGATCTATCTCCGAATCACCGGGGAACAATGGTCTCTTGAACATCATTTCAGCAATCACACACCCGACCGACCAGATATCGATCCCGTAATAGTAATTTTTATCTCCTAGTAGAATCTCTGGAGCACGATACCAAAGGGTGCATGTTTCTGTTGTTTTAGGGCATGTATTATCAACCGCATCCAATCTCCTTCCTAACCCAATATCAGATAACACAACATTATATCTATCTTCTATATGGTCTATCAGAATATTTTGGGGTTTGATATCTCGATGAATCATCCCTATGGAATGCATGTAATAAACACCCCTCAATATTTGATATGATATATCACGAATAGTTTCAGATCCTAAGAAACCAGATTTAGTTGAGATAAAATTTTTCAGATCCGATTGGTATAATGGCATAGTAAAATAGTTAAAAGTAACATTATCATACCACATAAAATCTATGATGTTCGGATGTTTACATAGTTTCAATATGATAATTTCTTTTATGGTTGTTATCGGGATCCCTTCATATGGATCCCGATTTAAAAATTGTTTTAATGCTACATAATGATTGGTGGCTCTCTCTCTAACAGAAAAAACCATTGAATAGGCACCTTTACCTATCTTATTTTTTTCGTCGAAAAGTTCTGCTATGTTATTGGTAACTCCAATCATAACTAGTTACTATATTAGATATATATGTATATATAGGATTTGTTATAACTTTTATCAATTTTGATATCAAAATGTTTGTGTATGCAATATATTTAACTATCCGTTTTGTGTTAGAATATAATAGCCAAATTAACAAATGATAAACCTGGAATCCCGGAAAATAGTGTCATAAATACCACTCTAATTCAATATGAATTAAAACGTTTTCTCTAATTTGATCGATCAGGGTAAATAAAAATTGATCTGATTTTTAAATTATTGGAGAATAATAATAATAATAATATCTCATTACCAATAACTATTATCAAATGAATCAGGATATCGATTATACTAAGCTTACTAAGGCTCAGCTCAAGGTATATCTGAAGGAACGTGGTCTAAAAGTTAGTGGAAATAAGTCAGACCTTATTGCACGACTGCAGACTGGTACGGATCTACCTAAATCCATGGCTACTCCCCGCCCGAAGACCAAGTCGACCAAGTCTCCTGTAGAGTTTCTTAAGACCAGCATTCGGAACGCTGATCAGACACTTGAGGTTGCTATTTCAGCTTTGTTGAGTGTCTATAGTGCAGAAGAACTCTACAATGACATAGTAGAATTGATAGGCGATAGAAAGAGCTCCGGCCCGGTATCCCTTCCTGTCCCAACTACCTATTCCGGTCTCAAGGAATTGAAGGTGGCTGATCTCAAGAAGATCTTGAAGGAACGCGGAGAGAAGGTTGGTGGAAAGAAAGAAGAATTGATCCAACGCATTATGAACCCTACTTCCCAAGAGGACGAAGCTCCGATGGCTCTTCCCGTAGAGTCAGAAGAGCTTCAGCTTCCCCAGGTTGAACACAATGCTCTACCATCAGTGTCTGTTCCTGCGGTTCCTGGTGTGCCGGCGGCGGAGATAGTGGCGATAAGCACTCCTACTAGCCCTGAGATGTCACATACGACCCTGAACAATAATATTACCCCTTCTCCTTTGATTGCTCTTCCCGTTGTTCCGACTCTCCCTATGGTTAGTCTTCCTCCGACTGGCGGGTCAACTCTCCCCACATCAATGTCACCTCCGATTGCTCTTCCCGGTGTTCCGACTCTCCCTCTGGTTGATACGGATCCTACTGTTCCCTCCCTCCCTCTGGTTGATACGGATCCTACTGTTCCCTCCCTCCCTCTGGTTGATACTGATCCGACTGAAGTATCAACTCTCCCTATGGTTGGTACTCCTGAGATGTAATGTTAAAAATTTGTTTGTGATAAAAAATATAATACAAAAAACACATTTTTTGTATTATGGTAACAAGGATTTAATAAGAATCTCTTTTGAAAATTCTCTTTTATGCTGTCCAAAAATAGGATAATAGTGCATATAGAATAATACCCAATAATATAGCAATAGCCGTCACTGCGGCCCTTACCCAATTTACATTGATCCAAATAAGTCCTAATACTAACAAAGTAGCAATTAATTCCAAGAATATCGAAGTGATGGTTGTAATTTTGGTTTTGTAGGCTTTAGCTTCTAATTTATATCTTACCAATTCCGATAATCCCTTGGGAATACTCGGTGGGGGTTGAAAAATTAAAGGCTCGCTCATCAAATCAAACTTTTATGTTGGAGAATTTTTTTAATTTATTATATAACACTATATCATTTTTGATAACCATCCATCAAAAATGATATTCCGATTTAGACTACTCTACATTAATTTCTTGCAATTCCTCTCTAATTCTTTGCTTGAACTTCAAAGACCACATATGATCACTGAATAATCTCTCTTTATATTTTCGATTAGCGTTGCTGTAATCATCTCCCGTAATAGGTGGACATTGTCTCATTAAATGCATATATTCCCCATCATAACGCTTAATGAAATCTTTAGCATTAAATCGTTGATCGGGAGGTATAGTTAGCTCTGTCTCAATTGCGAACCATGTGTTATCTAGTTTCTCAGTAAATTTAGCAAAGTTTCGAATCATTGCCTCCCAACCATATATTTTAACTATCCCTGTCATAATGGTTACCGCCGCAGCACCTAAACCTATACCGATGTTAAATCCGATCGGCACCCATTTCTTATCTAAAAATGCCAATGCAACACTCAATGCTGAAAACAGGGTCATTATTGCATTAATAACCAAAACTGCGATTAAAATGCGTTGCATTGTAACTGTAATCCCCGCTAGAATTTCCCCATAGACAAAACTAGTTTTCTCGATATCTGATTGCCATTTTCGGATCGTTTCGGTATTTTCTTTCGTCCAATCGTTAAGTGCAATATCATTATTCATCATATTGGTCGATTCGGTATCTGGAGACAGTAGGGCATTATTTACCTCATTACTTGTTCTCAACAGATCATCTAATTGATGATTTCGGGGCTTAGGAGTCTTCGAATGAAAAGTAGTACGAGAAACGTGATTGTTATTACTATAATTTTCCATATTTTGACTATCCCACATAACTGGAACAGCACCCACAGGAGGAGATTCTTTAACGGGTTCATTTATTTCATCTTCCATTGCTGATATCTTCTGACGAAGTTTCTCCTTTTCTAACTCTGATTTGACTAATTGTTCCTCCAATAATAGAACCGGAAATTTTGGAGCTTCAATTTCCTCTGTCAGGGACAACATTCCATTTTGATTATTAGAACGGTAAGCATCATCCATTTCAGTTTGATTTGTTAATCAAAACAAATCAAATGATCATTTTTGTAAATAAGTTATCCTGGAATTAAATTTTCAGTAACAACTAGATAAGAATAAACAAATGGTACTGCATATAAAATACCATCAATCCGATCCAATACCCCGCCATGTCCAGGTAATATCTTTCCAGTGTCCTTAATCTGAAGATCTCGTTTAAACATTGATTCAATAAGGTCTCCAATTGTTCCGCAAATAACACATACGGATAAAATTATTATCCAATCAGTGTTAGTGAACAGATCGTAATATCCTTTCATAATATAAGATACTATGATTGAAGTTAGAGCTCCCCCGACTGCTCCTTCCCATGTTTTCTTGGGAGAAATGGCTTGGTATAATTTCCTTTTCCCGAAAATTTTTCCTCCGAAGTAGGCCCCAGTATCATTGAATAGAACTAAAGTCATAATAATATACATAATACTAGGATCATGGATTCGAGTATCCCGAATATTGTCATAGGGATACGATAATAATATCGATAATATCATAGGGATACATATCCAAATTATCCCTATTAGATCTGTACCAATACTAAGCATTGGTGTTTTCTCGCCATAAAATAGTTCAATGCTGAATAGACTCATACAAATAGGCAGGATGTATCCAAGATATCTAATATTTACAATATCTAAAACATAACACAAAATTATCGAGTAGATTATTAACGATAGTAGTATTGTAAATTTTTTCCGTGTACTATTTATATTGTAGTGATATTCAAACAAAGAAATAATAGTAAGTGATGTATAGTACAGACTTAGTGTATAGATATTCCAACTCATAAGAGTTAAGGAATATACAATACAAAACATTGCGGTTAAAAATCTATTTAATATTTCATTCATACTTATTTTTGTTTTTATTGGATGGTTATCTAATTATCAGTTTTTAAACTGATAATTTTCATAATATAAGTGTCTTATAAAAATAAATTAACTTATTACACTATATATCAATATCAAATTTTAATAAATTAAAATATTGACATAATAATAAGATACAAAAATACGATCTTTAAATTATAGTATCAGATCGAAATACTTTTATATCATCGGAGTCTTAAAGAAATTTTAGCTTTTTTTAAACGAAAGGTAAGTAGTTTCAAACGCGTTTTTTTGGAAATACACGAAAAATTTGAACTATATTTTATCATTCAAAATTTTGTTGAATTTTGCACTTTTGGATATTTTGATCTCTGAGACACTCCAAATCCGAAAATTCTTTAAGACTAAAATAGAATTAAAAGTTAATTAACTTCAGATTAAGAGGTTATAGTTATATTATAATAGTTTGTAGTAAAAATTATTTCTATTACGTCTACTGTCTGGTTAATAATAAACATCTGAATCCAAGACATTAAAATGTAATAAGATTTTTTTAATAAAAATGGTGCCCATATTCTAAATAATCTTTTCATTATTTGGTTATTTGTGGGGTTGCTTTTGGAGATGGTATCAGTTCGATTTTGGGAAGATTGGACATATCGAAAACACCGACAGGTGAAACTTTCTCTAGAAGACCAATTTGAGATTTTGATAAGTTCTGAATAGCTGCCAAGTCCTTTAGTTCTATTTTAACAGGTTGAGGACGAAACCAACTCCAGAACCAATTCTTAGCCCGGGTTAATCTATCTTCCGTGAATATTTCAGGTGTTACAATATATAATACTAATGCCGTGATTACTACATCAGAGAATATATTTGTAAATTTACCTATGTATAAACCAGCCAACATGGCGTATGCATGTGCAGGTCGAATAGTTAAGGACATAATAATAGTTTTTTATAACTATTATTATTTTATATATAGATCAGATTTTTGCTTTGTTCGTTTTCGAAACCATTTAAAACAAATCGTACATTCTGTAACAATTATGATTATTTGGAAAGCTGATCTAATCTTTAATGATCAAGTTAACGACAGAAAACAAGAGTTACAATTCGATTTCCCGGGTCTCTATAAATATTCCCAGCTGTATGATAATCTAAAAATATTGTTTACATCTATCGGGTGGGATAATTTCAGATATGATAGATACAAAATAGATTTTAAACTATTGACATATCGAGATAAACCTGTCGATGTCCAGGATTGGAATAAGTACATTCTCAATCGGGATCAGATAGAAATAGTTATATCTAACCCTGATCTGATTTCTTATTCCTTGTATACAGAAAGAGGTGATGTTTTGTTAACTACTTCGAAGTTAGCAAATATTTATAGTGATATTAATATAAACTCTCTTAATCAAGTATTGAAAATATACATGGTTAACAGATCCAGGACAAAACGAAAACTTATAGATGTAATTATAAATTCCAAAATGCTTTACAACCAGATGGTTAATAGATTAATTCATGATTATTACGAGAGATTTCTTATCAAAATATAAAAAATAGTTTATTGAATTATAGCGAGAATTTTCGGTAGGGTTCTATCTTAATATCAGTACTTTTTATTTCTGACATATCACTACTACTCTTTATCATATTAGAATTTACCATTCTCATAATGTCATCTACAATTTTTTCAATATGATCATCTGGGATTTCATATTCTTGATCACTATCCGATACAATGCTTTCATCAGAAAGATCTTCTGAATCCGACCTGTATTCAGTATATTCGGGGACTGTCGGGACGGGAATCTCTTCTGGAAGTTTTGGCAACGGTGGGAGTTCAGGAATTACATATGTTTCGGTAATCATAATTTCGGATTCCTCGTCAGATGAATCCCATGTCAACTCGCTACTTTCTTCATCTATAGGACCCAATTCAAACATTTTATCTTTTGGATTATCAATAACCCTACCTAACCCAAAATTTGGGGAAGAAGGCGGAGTAATTCGATTAAGTCGGTTCTTTACATTTCCCAGTTCATGGATGAAACGAGCATGTTCCTCGTTGGGTTTCCCGATATCAATCACAGTTTCAGGAATTTTAAAATTCATAATTGAATTCCTACGTTTTTCCAGTTTCATTTTAAGTTCTTGAATGAATGATACATGTTGACCATGTTCATAATTACTGGGTTCTGCTTGAAAAGTAACATAATTATCGAGATCTTCCTCACAATCTTCATCAGAATCTTCACTGATTTCATTTTCATTAGACATATTGTTGGGTTTATTAACCTCATTATGTGTATCTATATCTTCCTGAACAAACTTAATTAATCTTAATAGTTTCTTATCAACTGGAATATTGACTTCAGATAATATTCCTATCTTACCAACTTTTTCTAATTTGGTTCCACTCCATATTCTTCCATCCCCGACTACCTTTTTATATATCCAGACGGTTGACTTTTTACGACAAAAAATATAAGATCCAATACCTAAAGTAGAATCTTTATTTATTTTTTTAACATCAAAATCTTCTTTATTGAATACTTTGTAATTATTATCAGACTTTCTGTCAGTCACGTATTGATCGATCATGATATCGATATCTTCTACGGCTTTGCCATGATTTGTGTATACTCTCTTGGACACATCCACATCACCTGTTTCTAATGATGAAACGTAAATCAGATATATGTTCAACATTACGCTTTCTGTATGGAAATATAATTTATATCCAAAATTTAAATCAAGGAAACTTTAAATGATAAAACTATCATTTAAAATATTTCTGTTAAACCATCTATTTATTTAGGGTAAAGAAATGTAGTGATTATGAACGTATATATATATATATAGTATAATTCATTGTTAGTTTCTGTATTAACTAAATAGTCAGGCGTATATGAATAAGACTGTTTCTAATATTATTGGTATGATTTGATTAATTAGGCGAATCTCTTAGCCAACAAAACCTTCTTCTTAGTCAAACGATCTTCATCAAACTTCTTTTTAGATGTTGCTGTAGGGAGGCACACTTCACATGAATTATTGTTAATTTGAATATTTGCCCAGGCACGATCAGATTTTAGAGGAAAATCTGGAAGGGTAGATTCTTCAACTAGTGTTGGGGTTGGTCCAGCGTAATTTACATCAAACCCGCATGGAGTAGCGTATGCTTGATTACCGGAGACTAGAGTGGTACTTACACCATTAAAATCCCGAACAGCATATTGGCAACGAGTAATACGGTTGTTAACAATAGTTCCACATTCTCCAAGAGTGGAAATACCCCAGAGCTGATCACTAATCTTGTTGTCCTCCACATTGGTACCCAACAAACTATTATCAACACCGACTCCATTTGGCTGATTGTCAAGAATGATTCCGTTACTTTGGATCAAGTTGTTACAGACAGTAACATATGAAAAGAACTCAGGGATTCCCACTCGTTGGAATGCATCTATACCACTAGATAACACATCTAAAGAACCTGGTTCGTCAAGATCCCGGCTATTTCTAGTAATGACACAATCTCTAATAACAACGTTTTCGCAAAGATCATCAACGATAGCAATACCATTTGAAAGTCCACCTGCGGTTCCACCATTCACAACACGGTTTCTTGAAATCTTGCAACTTTTAATTTCAACGTTATTAGTGATAATGTTTGGAAAATCTGGATCTCTATCACCAAAGATAAAAATACCATCACAGAACCCGGAAACCAGATCTTTATTACCATCATCCAGTTGTACTTGATTATCTTCTGAAACACATTCAATCATAGTAGCTCCAGATGGGTACTTCAGACTGAAACCTCTAACATCAACCCTATCGAGAGGCGATGACACACTAGTACGCCCGACATTTCTAGCAGCTACACAACGACGAACGGTAGTAGATTCTGATGGAGTCCGGGTCCGTTGTTGACCGGCTATTACTGGAGGGGCTAGACCACTAAAAGAACAACCAACCACTTCGCTTCCACCGACGTTATCCGAGAACTCACTGTCCTCAACGACAGTTCCAACACCGGCACCAATAACAAGACCAAGAGTTACATTGTCAATCTTTGAATCCCCTTCGATGAGACTCTTATTCTTATTAAATTGTGAACTCTTTACCTTGAGATTAGTGAAACTAGATGTGAGTAAGAACGCATTACAATAAGAACCTTGAGCAGATAAATCAGGATTGGAAGCATCTGCTAGATTTTCATTGAATTTGCATCCATTAATTACAATGTTATTAATTCCTACCTGATCAGGATCTTGAGCAGTAACTAGTGGATTAGAGAAATAAGCTAATCCATACGCGACAACACTTCTTTCTCTATAGAATCCACCAAGTGTTACGATTGTTTCCCAGACCAAACGGTTATCACTGTTCTGAGAAAAGGAGCAGTTGCTAAATTCATAATTTTTACCTTCGCCCAAATAACATCCGGTGTTGTTACCAACGGCGATAACGTTTCTGATAGTGATATCACTCAACGGTCCATTAAATGATCCCACTCCAATCAGAGAGAGATACTTCTGATCACCAAGTTGTAAACCACACTGCACAACACCTTCTCCACCGTCAACATACGCGACTGGAGTTCCACGACCGCATCCTGTAATACTCAATCGAGTATCATCTCCAATAGTAACTAACTTGTTATCTCCCTCGACGTAAATACCGGACTTAGTGAAATTTTCTACTGAGCCATAGGTACCCAAAATGGTCACATTCTCATGCCCGCTCTTCACAACAATACCTGTGATCTGAGATAGATTGGACACATTACGCAAGAAATGTCCACACAAATCAAGAGTGACGTTTTTGGCCTCGATCGAGATGGCACTGATCTTGTTATAGATTGGATGGAACTTGATGTTTTCGGCTAATTCATAATTACCAGAACTGGTAATTCTATATGTTACATCATATCCGCACTCACGAAAATCTTTCTTCGTTATGTAGATTACTTTCTTCTTTTGTTTTCGATTGCAATAGCGTTTAGAACAATCTCGACAACTCATATTTAGGATAAGTTGTAAAAATAAAATTTGAAATATTTATCATGTTAATTGTTTTTAATTAATATGATCAGAGGAATAAGATCGATTACTTCTAGTAATCGCTATCATCTCCATCGTCGTCGTCACCTGGAATAAAAATAGCATTGTAAAGAGTTTTCATTTCAGCCGCAATATCGTCACAAAACTGGTGGAAATCTTTAGCAGAAAAGTCACGAAGTTTCACATCCATTCGATCAAAACGTTGATCGATCTTTTGCATAGCGGCGTTAGTACGAGTTCGGTCAGTCCCTAAATCTTGAGTGATTTGTTTGATCTTCTTGATATCGCATACCAGAGAATCAAGTTCAGACGGAAGATCATCATGAATATAATCTTCAGTGTCAGCAAGTTTTGTCTCGAATGACTTGACCGTCTCCATCAACGCTCCTACCATCAAGGCAAAACTCTCGACCGAAGCAGTGTTCTTTAAAACAGCTGCATGTAGATCATTAATTACCTTATCCCGACTCTTCCGGTTTCCTCCACTCCCACTCTTTCGACCGGAGCTCTTTGATTTTCTAAATATCAACATATACATCCAAGCCAATAGACCAAGATATCCCAACATCGAGAACCCTATCAGAGTGACGGTTGGTCCATTTCCAAGACAATCTCGAACCTGATAAAAAGTGGTAATATTGACAAAGTTATCCATGACAACGACAAAAATACCGAATGATTAATTTAATATTTTAAACCAACCGTGTTTTTAAAAAATCAAACCTGGTTGATACTTTTTCAGATCAGTTTATATCGAAATCATATTTTTACTATCCATTATGATATACTATATGGTGGGCAGGTTCTCGAAGTGCATATACAATCACCAAAGTTAATCAATAAAAAATTTTTTTATTGATTTGGGGATGTTTGGTTAATTAATATCTAACTTTCTCTTGAGTAAGATTAACTAATAGTTTGGTATCTACGTAAAGGGGGAGTTGGAAATTAGGAATTTTGTAAGGCAATTTCAATTCTCCGGTGGTACCATCGTCCAATAATACTGAATCGTACATATTCACTTTACCCACCAAACACTTGACCGCCTTTTCAATGTCTCGAACTCCAGGATCTTTTCTAGTAGCTTTCACTAATTTTTCTGCTGCTCTATCGTCAATAATTATATCATCACTGTTCATTCCAACATTCAAAAGTGTACGGGGTAACACATAATAAAGAAGAATTTCCTTCTTTTCTGCATCGTTGTACGCAGGTACTCGAACCACATCCAACCTGCTTAGAAGTGCAGAATCAATTCCACCAACTTTGTTAGCAGCAAACATAAACAATATTTTGGAAAAATCATGTGTATATTTGTTAAGGTAATTATCTCTAAATTCCTTATTGTGAACATAATCAGTAATGTGAAGAAGCGCGTATTGGACTTCCCGTCCTTTTGGTGTCTCTCCCAACTTATCTAACTCATCAAACAACACTACACCACTAGATGAGTTAATTCTTGAAAGAATTTGAAGAACAATCGAAGGAGAAGAGCTATTCCATACTCTATCAGAACCCTTCAGAATAGTAGCATCATCCATACCACCCACTGAGATCTTTTCGAAAGGTATACCCAGGGATTTAGAGAAAGCTTTACAAATAGCAGTTTTCCCCGTTCCCGGAGCCCCTACCAGAGCAATATTTCTACCGCAAGCATCTCCACTTCGCCTTCGATCATTAATGATATGGAGCATTTGCATTTTGACATTATCTAATCCATATAATTCTGTATTCATCGTATCAAGAAATCTAGTGTAAAAACTGTTAAGTTCTGAACTATCCATTTCGGAAAGATCCGCAATTGTGTGTGCTTTATTATGAGGTAATCTTACAGACCACTCTATCTCTTCTCGAATAGAATTATAGGCTTGAGATCCCACTTCATGTTCTAGCATCTCTAGATACTGACCATAAATAATACCTTTCACATGTTCGCTAGCATCTAGAGTTAAGATTCTGTTTTTAAGGTTGTCAGGTGGTGCGGCGATCGCGCGCAGTTGTGTTTCGATTGCTTCCAATTCATTAATTTCCTTTTTAGTATATCTTTTACCTTTCCTTATTATATTGTTAATCTCTTCCTCCTTTTTACAATGTTCTTCTGTGAAAGGTTCGATGTTGTTTAGTTGGTCAAATAGCTTGACACATCTCTTTTTGTCATCCTGGGTGATATTGGCACTCATGATCTTTAAAATAGTAGGTGTTTCTTCATCAATGATTTCCCGAATCCGTTTCATTTCGGGCTCGAATTTCTTGATGGTGGTCTTTGACAGCCCTAGTTTCCAATTATTATCGGACGGTTTGGTTCCAATATAGGGTTGAATTATATGGTCACCGGTTTCTTGAAAAGCATTTTCAACAATATCTCTTGCGACATCATCAGGGATGTTCTGATTTTCACATAACTGCTGTATGATATCTTCTTGAACTGGTTTTGAATCCAGATCAAAATATTGAGATCTATAACTAGCAGAAACTAAGTTCTCACCATCGACATATTCTCTATCGACATATTCTCTATCGACATATTCTCTATCGACATATTCT